CCAACGAAGCCATCAGCAACGCCATCAAGCACCAACGGGCAGCGGACCTCATCAAGGAATTGGCGGGCGACCTGGCCGATGTCGTGGTGGACTGGGTGATTCACACAGTTCTCTGGGTCGCCAAGTCAACCGGCCAGATTGAGGTGAAGTGATGGGCAATCTCATCAAGCAGTACGGACTCAGCACCTACTCCGGCACCAACATCGTCGCGCTGCTACTAGCCGCGATGGAGTTCAGCAAGGACTTTGACGAAGACACCCGCAAATGGCTGCTGCCAACCCTGTGGACGCTGCTGATCGTCGTCTTCTTCCTGATCCGCGGCAACACCCAGCCGGATATCGCGCATGAACTCAACACGCTCGGCAAGGAAGACATTCAGGACGTGCTGAAAGAGGGCCGGGAGTGAACATCTCACCGAAGGGCGCTAACCTGATTCGAGAGTTTGAGGGAATGCGGCTCACCGCCTACCCTGATCCCGGCACGGGCGGTCATCCATGGACCATCGGCATTGGCCACACTGGGCCGGAAGTCAAGCCAAAGATGAAGATCACGGAAGCGCAGGCGTGGGCCTACTTCCACAAGGACATTCAGAAATTCGAGCGGGCTGTGGTTCAGCAGCTGGCTGGATCGCCAGTCACGCAAAACCAGTTCGATGCACTGGTGTCGTTCACTTTCAACGCTGGCCCCGGCAATCTGGCCAAGTCGTCCATGCTGCGCTTTCACAAAGCCCGCAATTATCAGAAAGCCGCTGATTCCTTTCTGCTCTGGAACAAAGCCGCTGGCCGCGTCCTCGCTGGACTGACCCGCCGCCGCAAGGCCGAACGCGCCTTGTACCTGTCATGACCGACGACTTCTTGAATCAGATCCTCATTGGTGTCGGCATCGTCACCTGTATCGCCTTCGGCCTCGCTGCCGTCTTGTATTGGGCGCTGTCATGAATCGCGAAGTGCTTGATTCCGCCATTGCCGCCGCCTTCTGCTTTATCGGCGCTTGCGTCTTCATCACCCTGCTGGCGCTGTTCGGTTTTTTATCCGGATGCGCCCAGACCAAGGTGGACAAAGTGCTGGACATTTCACTCGGCCAAAAGCCCGCGAAAGCCTGCCCAACATTGGTGATGCCACCCATCGGCACCGACTGCCTGCTCGACGTCCAGGGCGACAAAGTAACCGCCAACGATTGCGGCGATACGCTGCTGCGTGGCTATGTGCGGGCGCGATCATTACTCAAACCGGGTGCAGTTGCCACATCAATCCCGCAGTAATCGAAGACCCCGAGGATAAACCTGATGGCGAGTATCACGCACCGAATCTCAGACAGTACGGACTCATGGCTCACCTCTCTTGTGAAATGGATTAGGAGCAGAAAAATGGGCGACTGGTTGAAGATCGGGCTGACACTGGCGGGCTTTGCCGTCATTACCTGGGCCTCGGTCCAGCAGCATGAATACCGATTGGGACAATTAGAGGCATCCTTCAAAGACCACCTCGATAAACATGACGAGCAATACAGGGATATCCATAAAGCGCTCCGCGAAATTGACCTTTCCCTGACCCGGTTGATTGCTACCCGCGATGGCCGATGATGCCGACAAGGCTCAGGCGCAAGCCGAGTGGCTGGAGGAATACCGCATCAAGCATCGCCGCAAGCATGTTATGCGGGCCTCGGATTACTGCGTGGACTGCCAGGAGCTGATCGAGCCGCAACGCTTGAAAGCCGCCCCTCACACGCTCCGCTGCATTGAGTGCCAACAAGACTGGGAAAGACACCAAGCGCAATATGGCTGATCCGATTGACGCCTTGGAAGTGATGATCTGCGACACCCTGCAAGCCGCCCAGGCTGACGGCATCGTGTCCGAAGTCCGCGCCAAAATACAGGCATGGCGCGTCAAGTTCGGCGGTGATGAAGTCTATATCGCCCGTCGCGCTCACCTGGTCAGGCAGGCCCGGATTGCCGAATTGGCCAGCAAGGGACTGACCCCTGCTGAAATATCCGCCCGTCTCGGCGTGACCCGGCAAACCGTCCATAACGCCCGCAAATCTTCCGCCATCCTGTAAAGCGTTTCCCCCTAAAACGCTTGACGCCTGCCGCGTAAAAAGTGCGGCATGGCATACACCCAAACCCAGCTTGACACCATTGAAGCGGCTATCGCTTCCGGGACCCTGCGCGTTGAAATCGACGGGCGGGTGGTGGTGTATCAATCCCTGGAGGCATTGACCAAGCTCCGCGACCAGATGAAGGCCGAGTTGGGTGTCGCGTTGCCCGCAACAGCTCGTGGCCGCGCATGGCGTCCGCTGACGAGCAGCGGGCTATGAGTGCCGTGATTGATTTCGTCAAGGTGGTGGCCGATAAGGTGGCCCCGCCGCGTCCGACGACCGAGGTTCGCCGCTACGACGGCGGCTCTCGCGCCCCCCGTCTCTCGAACTGGCTGGCTCCGGCAACCGATGCGAATGCCGCGATTCAGACCCCCGGCGCACTCCGCAACCGATCCCGCGATCTGGTCCGCAATAACCCGTGGGCGGCCAAAGGCATCGGCGTCATCGTCAACAACACGGTGGGTTACGGTATCCGCGCCCAACTCAAAGCGCCGAGCGCGTTACGCACCCGGCAAGCGCAAAGCCTGTGGAATGCCTGGGCAGAGACCACCGCTTGCGATGCGGACGGCATGCACGATCTTTATGGTCTGCAAGCCATTGCCATGCGCTCGCTGGCGGAATCCGGCGAATGCCTGATTCGCATGCGCTCCCGCCGTGCAGAAGACAACCTCCCGGTCCCGTTCCAGCTTCAGGTGATTGAACCGGATTTGCTGGTGGATGACCTCAGCGGCATCACTACCGTTCAGCTTTCCGGTGCCGTCGGTAACAACGTCATTCAGCGCGGTATCGAGTACAACACGCTCGGTCGTCGCGTGGCGTATTACCTCTACAAAGTCCACCCCGGTTCTGACCTGATTAACCTCTCGCCTGCGCAATACACCCGCGTCCCGGCAGAGGACATCATTCATCTCTATCGGAAGGATAGGCCCGGCCAGGAGCGCGGCGTGCCGTGGCTGGCCTCCGTTATCGTCACCCTGCGCGAGTTGGGCATCTACGACGACGCCATGCTGAAAAAGGCGCAGATACAAAACCTGTTTGCGGGCTTCATGTACTCGGACGATCCGAGCGACATGGCTGACGAGATGGATGACGAAATCCCCGATCTGCAACCCGGCACCATCTACATGATGAAGAGCGGGCGGCGGATTGAATTCTCCTCACCACCCCCCGCCGCTGAAGACCCGCAATTCCGCGATGCCTGCTTGCGCCGTGTCGCCGCTGGCCTCGGCATTACCTTCGAGGCGCTGACCGGCAACCTGTCCGAAGTCAATTTCAGTTCGGCCCGTCTCGGCGCAATGGAAATGGGCCGCAACATCGAATCCTGGCAGTGGAGCCTGTTTATTCCGCGCTTCTGTCACGGTGTGTTTGCCTGGTTCAAGCAGACCATTGCCATTCAAGGCGTCAACACCACCGACCTCACCGCTGAGTGGACACCGCCCGCCAGAACCCTGGTGGACCCGAACAAGGAATGGAACGCGCTACTGACTGCCGTCAGGGCCGGATTCATGACGCTACCCGAAGCCATCCGTTCGCAAGGCTACGACCCCGACACCGTTCTGGCCGAACAAGCCGAATACCTCAAAAAGCTCGATGCCGCTGGCGTGATTGTCGAGAGCGATTACCGCTTCGATGCCAAGCCAAAAGTCAGCGCCACCGACACGCAAACAGGAGCGATCAATGCCTGACATCACGCAGCAGATTCCCCTGCTTTCGACGCGGGCCGCTGTCCAGCCGCAGACCTACAACGAGGAAGCCCGCACCGTGGATTTGGTGTGGACGACCGGCGCACAGGTCCGCCGCTTCGACTGGATGGAAGGCCCCTACCTGGAAGAACTGTCACTGGACCCGAAGGCCATCCGCATGGACCGGCTGAACACGGGCGCACCGTTGCTGGCTAACCACGATTCGCGCTCTCTGGATGCCGTCATCGGCGTGGTTGAGAAAGCCTGGATCGATGGCAACCAAGGCCGCGCCACCGTCAGATTCAGCGACCGTGAAGACGTGGCACCGATTATCAACGATGTCCGGGCAGGCATTCTCAGAAACATCAGCGTGGGCTACCAGGTTCACGAATACGAGATCGAGAAGCCCACCGAGCGCGGCGGAATGCCGACGTACCGGGCGACCGATTGGGAACCGATGGAACTCTCCATCGTAACCATCCCTGCGGATTCATCCGCGCAAATACGCGGTTCGCAAGAACTGCATTCAGTTTCTTTAACCATCAGAGGTAACAGCATGTCTGAACCTTCAGAAAACCAAACACCGGCTGACGAAGTTCAGGCTCCGGTTGAAACCCCTGTTGCACCCGACGTGAACGAAATCCGCGCTCAGGTCCGCACTCAGGAACTGTCCCGTATTGCGTCGATCCGTGACGCCGTTCGCAAGGCCAAACTGGATGACACCTTTGCCGACAAGCTGATCGACAAAGGCATCAGCATTGACGAAGCCCGCGCCTCCGTTCTGGATGCAATGGCCGCTAAGTCTGACGCCAGCGCCACGCCAAGCCAGTTTGAAATGGGCAAGACCCATGAAGAGAAAGCCCTGCGCGGCATGGAAGAAGCCCTGCTGGCCCGTGCCGGTCTCGTCAAGCACGAAGACCTCAACGGCAACGAGTTCCGAGGCATGCGCCTGTCTGACTTCGCCAGAATGTCTCTGGAAAAGTCCGGCCAGAACGTGCGCGGCATGAGCTACGACAGTATGGCGCAGGCGGTTCTACGTAATGGCCAGACCACCAGCGACTTTCCGGTTCTGCTGGAAAACGTCATGCACAAGACCCTGCTGGCCGCGTATCAGACGGCACCCGACACCTGGCGGCAGATTGCCCGCGTGGGTTCGGTGTCCGACTTCCGCGCCTGGAAGCGTCTGCGTACCGGCACCCTGGCTAACCTGACCGCTGTCAATGAAGCAGGCGAACTGACCAACATGCCGATCAGCGACGCCACCGCTGAAAGCGTACAGGCCAGCCGTTTCGGCAACATCATCAGCGTCACGCCAGAAACCATCGTCAACGATGACTTCGACTGGATCGCTAATCAGGCTTCTGCACTGGGTCGCGCCGCTGCTCGCACTATCGAGTCTACGGTTTACGCCAAGCTGATTGCCAACCCGACCATGAGTGACGGCAACGCGCTGTTGAGTTCCGCTCACGGCAACATCCAGACCTCCGGCGGCGCAATCAGCGTGGCCACGGTCGATGCAGGCCGCGTCGCCATGGCCCAGCAGATGGACAACGACGGCAACGACTATCTCGATATTCGCCCGTCTATCCTGCTTTGCCCAATCAGCATGGGTGGCACGGCTCGTGTAGTGGCTGGCGCTCAGTACGACCCAGATGCAGCGGCACGGCTACTTGTGCCAAACAAGGTGGCCGGTCTCATCAGCACAGTAATTGACACAAACCGTCTATCCACTGGCTGGTATCTGCTGGCAAGCCCAATGGATGCGCCCGTCATCGAAGTCGTGTTCCTCGACGGCAACCAAAACCCGCGTATCCAGCAGGAAGAGTCATTCCGCACCAAGGGCTTGTCCTGGTCGGTTGAGCTGCCCTTCGGTGTCGGCATTGTCGATTATCGCGGCATCTACTGGAACGATGGGGCCTGACACCCAGCGACCTGAATCGGGGCGGTTCGCCGCCCCACCAGCTAACTCTTTGAGGAACGCAAATGGCTAACAATTTCAAATCATCCGGTGATGTCATCACTTGGACCAACAGCACCGGCTCTGCCGTTGAATCAGGGCAAGTCGTGGTCATCGGCAAAACGATGGGCGTGGCGGCGGTGGATATTGCCAACGGTGCCAGCGGCTCTGTGTATCTGGAAGGCGTCTTCACCGTGCCGAAAGTCTCCGGCGCAGTGATTGTCCAGGGTGAAAACATCATCTGGGACGCTTCCGCAGGCAAGTTTGACGACAATCTGGCGACCCCGGCAGCGGGCGATGTCAGTAACTGCGTTATCGCATGCGAAGCCGCAGGGAATGGCGTGACCACTATCCGCGCGGACTTTGACCGTCGCATCGGTACGGTTGCGACCGGCAGCTAATCGTGACCAGCGCCTTTGACCAACTCGCCAGCCAAGCTCACCGTTCTCTCGACCGTGTGTTTGGCAGCGCCGTCAGCATTGACGACGTGGAAGGCACAGCGATTGTCACCCCGCAAGACGACATGATGCTGGGCAACACGGTGCAGATGGTCAATGGCGCTCACCTGATGTTTCGTGCAGCGGATTTCCCTGCAATCGAAGTGCGGTCAGCCGTGACCGTGGGCGATACCGAGTACACCGTGATCGAAATCGATGACGTGGACTCGGCAGGCATTCGCAAAGCCAGGATGGCCCCGGCATGAACATCGACGGCATCGTGACGCAGTTGGAAACGGTTGAAGGCCTTAGCGGCAAGGTCGTGGTGGGCTTACCCCCGGAAACGGCCAGCCTAGCCAACGGCCCCACCGTCTGGATTACCGACTTGGCCGAAGCCGCAGGCGGCAATCAGCGCATCAACGCCCCCGCGCTCCAGCGCATCGAGGTTCGCCTCGGACTGGTGATGGGGACCGCGACGCTGGATGACCTGCTGCCCCTGCGCGATGCAGTCCGGGACGCGATTATCGACTACCAACCCGAAAGCAATGGTGACCCGATCACCTACCGGGCAGGCCGCATGGAATTTCTGGATGCGGGCTATACGGTATGGCGCGATGAGTATGCCTACACCTTTTATTTTGACAAATTAGGAGCCTGACATGGCCAAAACTGAAACCCCCATCGTTGAAGGCGCAGGCGGCAGTTATCTGCTGGACCCGGCAACGGGCAAGAAAACGCTGATTGACCCGCCGACCTATGACAAGACCTATGACCGTGGCACACCGGCAGTAGAACCGGCACCGGCTGCACCGATCATTGAAAACTTCATCGATAAATGAAACCACACACTCGCAAGCTCCACGAAACCCTGATCCGTTGTGTAAAGGGTGTGGTGGCCGCATGGGAGACTTGGCTGAAGGAATCAGCACCGAACTGACTTAGTTAGAAACCCCTCGGGCACCCGTCCAGACCACCCTTCGCTGAAGGCACTCAGGACATAGCGACCCCGGATTCACACCCCGGAGTCCGCTATGCCCCTGTTTATGAGAAAGGCTCTCCTAGCCGTTAAAAAGGAAACCACCTACGGCACCGATTCCGTGCCGACCGGCACCCAAGCCTATTTGGTTCGCAATCTTTCCATCACGCCACTGGCCAACACCAGCGCCAGCCGCGATCTGGTGCGGCCTTACTACGGCAATTTTGAAAACATCGCGCTTGACACGCATGTTGAGTGCCAGTTTGAGGTGGAACTGCAATCGTCCGGGACGAAAGGCACGGTGCCTGCGTTCGGTGATGCGCTGCTGGCCTGCGGCATGGCCGCGACCACCGTTGCCGCGACCAGCGTCACCTACACCCCCGTCAGCACCAGCTTCGATGCCGTCACTATTTACTTCAACATGGATGGCGTCTTGCACAAGATGACCGGCGCCCGTGGGTCTGTGTCGGTGTCTGTCGCCCGAGGCGCGATCCCCACCTTGTCGTTCAGCTTCCAGGGTCTCTACTCGACGCCCACCGACACCGCTGCGCTGACACCGACCTTCACGGCGTTCAAGGCTCCGTTGGGGCCGAATGTCCAGAACACGCCGACCTTCTCCCTGCACGGGGCTTCCAGCCCGATGGAGTCGTTCAGCATGGACATCGCCAACAGCCTGGTCTTCCGGTCACTTCCTGGGGGTGCCGAGCAGGTGCTGATCACGGATCGCAAACCGACTGGCTCTGTCAGTTTTGAAGCCACCACCATTGCCACCAAGGACTGGTTCACGATCAGCAAGGCCAACACCCTTGGTGCGCTTTCACTGATTCACGGGACGGCAGATGGCTTCAAGGTCGAAATCGCCGCGCCGAAAGTGCAGCTAGACGGCCTGTCGTACAGCGACAGCGATGGCATCGCGATGCTCAACTCGAACCTCATCTTTACCCCGAACACCGGAAACGACGAGTTCACCATCGCCTTCAAGTAAACGCCCGGACAGGCAGTCGCATCACGACCCTGAGTCCAGGGCTGTCTACAGCGCCCCCCGCCGCTGGTGATGAAGCGGGGGACTCATTCCCTAAACAGACAGATAGGTAAACCCAATGGCATTTGTCCTCAAACCCAAAAGCGAAGGCTTTTATTACGGGGTGATTCTCCCCGTCGTGAACGAGTCCGGTGCATCCCAGGCCATCAAGTTTGAAATGAAGTTCAAGCGGGTCAGCCGCTCCAAGCTCAACGACTTGCAAAAGGCCCAGGAGCAGATGACGGAATCGGAAGTGGTGGTCGATAGCCTGGAACGGGACACCGACTATGTGATGGATATTGCTGAAGGCTGGCGGTACGTCACTGAAACGGACGGTGCTGAGGATTTGCCGTTCAACCGCGCTAACGTCTGGCTGATGCTGAACAACTACCCCAACGCGGCCAGCGTGATTGTCGCCGCTTTCTTTGAAGCGACTTTGGGCGGTGGCAAGAGAAAAAACTGATCCAGTGCGCTGAGTATTGGTGCCAGCCACCGCGCATCGATGCCAGCGCACTCGAAAACGACATCGCCGCCTTTGGCCTCCCGCCCGACGCTTTCGATGACGTTGAAGACATCAAGGAGGCCGACTGTAAAGTAGAACCGGAGAACTGGAACACGGTGATGGTGTTCCTCGCCCTGCAAACACAGTGGCGGCGGGAAATTCCCGCGATGTCCGGGCAGATGATCTGGCACGGCCTCCGGTACACCGAGGCCGAAGTGGTCATCAGGATGATGGGCCACCAGAAGCAGCAGAAGGATATTTTTGACGGGTTGCGCGTGATGGAATCCACCGCCCTGCCGATTCTCAACAAGCCGAGTAAGTGACACATGGCAGACTCTATCCAGTTAGGCATTCGGATCACGGCGGACGGCAAAGGGGCCGAAGGCACGATCAACAGCCTCAACCGGACCATCGAGAAAGTCGGGGACTCCTCCCGCAAAGCCAGTGCCAGTCTCGGCGGGATTGAGAAAGCCACCCAGGGACTCAGCAGCGCGGCATCTACCGCAGGCCGCGCCTTGGCGGGATTGGGAGTGGCCTTTTCAGCCCGTCAATTGATTCAGACCGCCGATGCCTATTCCGGCATCGTCGCCAAGCTCAAGCTCGTCTCGGGATCCACCCAAGAGTTTGCCGCTGCCCAGTCACAACTGTTTGAAATCAGCCAGCGCAATATGACGCCGCTGGCGGAAACCGTGCAGCTTTATTCGCGGCTGGCCTACGCCATGCGTGACATGGGCCGATCCCAATCCGAGACGGTCAGAATGGTCGACCTGATCGGCAAATCATTACGCATCTCGGGCGCTTCGGCGGCTGAGATGTCTTCTGTCTTGCAACAACTGAGTCAAGCCTTGGGCGGCGGGGTGTTGCGGGGTGAAGAGTTCAACGCGCTACGTGAAAACGGCCAACGGACATTGCGTGCCATTGCCGATGGCATTGGTGTCACTGTGGGCGAGCTGAAGAACATGGCAGATGCCGGGAAGCTGACCTCTGACGTGGTGACGAAAGCATTGCTCTCTCAAGGCAAGGCGATTGAAAGCGAATACACCACCATGCCGGTGACGGTATCGGGGGCGTTTCAGCAGATCCAGAATGCGCTGACGGCGTATGTGGGGCAAACCGATCAGGCCAATGGGGCATCGAGAGAACTGGCCGAGGCGCTGTCTTTAATTGCCAACAACCTTAATGAGATTCTTGACCCGCTTTCCACCGTCATCAACACCTTGGTCAAGATTGAGGTCGGCGGTTGGTTGACGCTGGTGGATGCTATCAAAGCCGCCAAGGTAGAACTCAAAGAGATGGTGGGGCTAAAGGATGGCGGTGGGGCTATCGACCCCGAAGTGGTCAAACTGATGCGTTATGGTTCAGGCCAAGCATCGATTGGTGAAATCGCCGGTCCACCGCCGCAAGCCGCTGCCGCACAGAAAGAGTTTTTCGACGGCGTAAAACGCGGGGCCAATGATGCCTCGCTGGCCATGACCAAGCTCTCTGACAAGCAGAAAGCCGTCGCTCAAATCGTCATTGAGACGGCCAAAGCCTACAAGGTCGATCCGGCCTTTGCGCTGGCGATTGCCCAGCAGGAAAGCGGCTTCAACCAGTTGGCGAAATCCGCCGTGGGTGCGCGGGGTGTCATGCAGTTGATGCCGGGAACCGCCGAGCAATTGGGCGTCAATTTCAACGACCTGAACGACAACATCAAGGGCGGGGTCATGTACCTGGCCCAACAGGAAAAGCAGTTCAAATCCCTGCGACTGGCGGCGGCGGCGTACAACGCTGGCCCCGGCAACGTGCAGAAATTCGGTGGCGTGCCGCCCTTCAAAGAGACGCAGAACTATGTCGTTTCGGTCGGGGCGCTGTATGAGAAGTGGCAGAAAGTCCTCGGCGCACAGGGCGAGGCTTTCGTCAGCGCCAAGGATCAGGCTGACGAACTGAGTACCGCATTCAATCGCCTGAAAACCCATCAGGACGATCAGGTGAAAAAGGCCGAGGAATACGCCAAGGTTCAGGTCGAACAGATCAAGACCCGACTGGCGGCGATGGATCAGGAGCGCGAAGCCGCTGCCCGTCTGACCGCTGAACAACTGGCCGGGGCCAAGACCTACGAGGACAGGGCCAGGATTATCGAAGCCGCGCAAGCCAAAGCCGCCGAATACAACGCCCAGGCGCTGGAGATGGTGCGGGCCGAATACGACGCCCAGCAGCAGGCACTGGAAGCCAAGAAGCAAGCCTATCAAGCTGAACTGGCCCAGGCTGACAAGTACAACGTCAGCATAGACGATCAATTCAAGCTGAAGCAGGCCATCCGTGCTGCCGATAACGACTTGCTGTTGCTGGCCGAAAACCGCGCCCAAGCAGAAATCACCGCCGCCGGCAAGGTCAACGAATTTGCCAAGCAATCCGCCGATCTCAAGCGCAACGAAGTCACCGCCATCGACGGCATCATCCAGGCTTATCAGCGCCAAGCCGACATTCTCGACCGCCTGACCGCCGCCAAGCAGGCGGGGGCCAATGCCGACCAGCTGGCCCTGCTGAACGATGTCTATCAGTCCACCGGCAACCTGCCGGAACTGGTATCGCAAGATCAGATTGCGCGGATGCAGCAATACATCCTCTCGACCCAGGCATTGAAAGGGGCAGTGGATGAACTAACGGGATCGCAGAAGAAGAGTCAGGAGCAGTCGGTCGCTGATGAACAACTGCGGCTCAATCAAGCATGGGACGAAGCGGCCCAACGCATGATTGAGTACGCCAAAAGCTATGAGGAAGCCTTTGGCAGGATGGGCAAGTCGCTGGCTGGCGTATCCGAAGCCATGGCGCTGTATGACAAGCGACTCAAGCAAATTGACCGAGACAGAAAGGCTACGATTGCCAAGTCGGGTGACGATGAAGCCAAAAAGCTCGGCGCAGAGCAGAAAGGCCAGCTAGAAACCCTCGGCGCGACGTTTGACATGCTCGGCAATGTAGCCGGTGCCATGCGGAACATGTACGAGGAGGGCACCTCTGGATACAAAGCCATGGCTGTGGCTCAACAAGCCCTGCAAATGGCAACCCAAGTCACGAACATTGCGCTGGGTATTCAGGCCATTCTGAATCAGGCCAGCGGCGAACCCTATTCAGCTATACCGAGAATGATCGCCATGGCCGGTATGGTGGCAAACCTGATCGGATCAGCCATTGGCGCTTTTGGAGGAGGCGGCGGAGGTACCCGCAATGACCCAAACTCTTCTGAAAACAGGCAAAAGCTGGCCGGGACCGGAACGGTGCTGGGCGATGCCAACGCAAAGTCGGAGTCCATTGCCAAATCCCTTGAGATTATTCGAGACAACAGCAGCAACGATCTGACATATTCCGCCGCCATGCTCAGGGCGCTGGAGAATATTGAGCTTTCCATTAAAGGCACTACCAATGCCGCATTGCTGAACTTCCGAAGCATTGCTGCGGGCATGGCTGATGGCGGCAAAGGCTATGCCGGTATTAACGAAAACAAATCAATTTCTGACTGGGGTATCGCGTTTCCAAAAGCACTATTGTCGGACATCTTCAAGATGGGCATGGATTCTGGTGTGGCCTATGTCAGCAACAACCGCAACGGGGTTGATTCGAAGATGCTGCTGGATGGCATTACCGGCCCCGGCAAGCAGATTGAACGAACCATCATTGGTATTTCAGCTGCGTTGGTTGAAGGCGGCAAGACGTTCGGCCTGACGGCGGATGATTTTAAGAAGCGTTTAAGCACCTTCGTTGTCGATCTAGGCATTATCTCGCTGAAAGGACTGAGCGGCGATGATATGGAGAAACAACTCGCCGCCATCATGAGCAATTTGTCCGACAAGATGGCAGCGGCATTCATGCCTGGGCTTGAGTCATTCCAGCAAGTAGGCGAAGGATACGCACAGACATTTTGGCGATTAGCCGAGGGTGTTAATCGCGCTCAGGGGGAGTTGGAGCGCCTCGGGTTGTCTGCTATCAAGTACACCCAGATCATCAATAAGCAGGGCGATGTTGCGGCAGAAATCGTGCGGCAGACGCTGGCCGGACAAAAAACGCTTGCGGTAGGGGTTCGTCAGTACGTCAACGAACTGACTGGCAAGGCGGACGACATTATTGCGGCTTACAAAAAGCTGATCCAGGCCAGTGACAAAATGAAGACCGCTGGCATCGGTGACAGCAACCTCGACCGCACCATGATTAACGCGGCGGGTGGGCTAGATGCCTTCAATGCCGCGATGGAAGCCTTCAACGAGAACTTTGTCTCCGAGGCTGACCGTTACGCGGGCGATGTGCGCGTCCTGGCCGAGCAGTTCGGCAAGTTCGGGCAAGTCATGCCATCCAGTAAGGAAGGTTTCGCCGCCATGATTCGTGGCATTGACCAAAGCACCGACGCCGGCAAGAAACTCTTCGGCGCACTCATCGCTCTGGCCCCGGCCTTTGCCGAGATGGCCAATCAGGCCGAAGACATTCGCGCCAAGTATGCCGCCATTCTTGACCCGTTCAAGGCAATGGGCGATCAGATCAAGGAAGTCAGCAACGATTTCAAAACCTTGCTGACCGGCGTGACGGCTGGCTCCACCAGCCGACTGGATGCGATCACCACCGGGGCCAATAACGCCCGCGATCCTTTGTTTGCCGAACGCAATGCGCTAATGAAGCGCATCAAGGCCCGCTTCGGTGGTGTGGCCCAGATGAACGAACAGATTGCGTACTGGGAGCGCAAGCTGGCCGACGAACTGGGCAAGGCACCCAAGAAGCAGAACAAGGAAGTCATCAAGACGCTCAAGACCAAGATTGCCCGCTGGTCCAACCTCAACAGCGAACTCAACGCGCTGAATGAGGAACTGGCGCAGATCATGGCCAAAGAGGGCATGGACAAAGCCGCCGAGATCGCCCGCGTCTCCCTGGAGAAGCAGGCCATCATCGATGATGCCGTGACCTCGATGGGCGCGACGCTCGAAGACGTGTTCAGTCAGATCGTCCAGACCGTCCAAGCCAGCCAGCAACGGCTGCAATCGGTGGTTGCCGTGCAGAAGTCACTGGCCTCGCAACTGGCCCAACTGCAAGGGCCGGGGGCTGTCTTCGACCTGGCCAATGCCGACCGCAACAGCGCGTTCGGCGCTATCGACAACTATATCCTCGGTGTGCAGGGCGGGGCAGCGCGCAATGTCGAGACGGAAGTCGGGCTACTCAATGATGCCCAGGCGGCGGTCATGGCCCGCTATAACGCCGAGATCGCCGCGATTCAGGAGGCCGAGCGCGAATACATCGCCGCTGAAACCGACCGGCTGAATGCCAGCCTGCAACTGCAAATCGACGCTATCAATGCCGCGACCGAAGCGGCCATCAATGCCGAGTCGGATCGGTTGGAAGCCGCCATCAAGGCCCAAGGCAAACTGGATCAGGCCGAGCAGAAGGCGCTCAACCAGCGGTTTGATGCCGAGCAGAAAAGGCTGAACAAGCAGTTCGACGCCGAACAAAAGGCGTTGAACAAGCAGTTCGACCAAGAGCAGAAGGCCTTGCAGAAGGCGCATGACGTGCAGATGAAGGCCCTGACTGACGAGCTGGATGCGGCCAACAAACTGCGCGATGCCATACGCAACATCCAGGACTACGTGCGCGGGATGGCGCTAGGTGGGAGCAGTCCGCTGTCACCTGAACAGCGGCTGGCCGAAGCCCAGCGGCAATATCAAGACCTGCTGCTGAAAGCCCAAGGCGGCGATGCCGAGGCGATGGGCAAGCTGACGGGTGCATCGGATGCGTATCTTGAAGCCGCCAAGCAATACTACGGCAGCGGCACTCAATACAGCAGCATCTTTGACGGCATCAAGAACGCGATGACCGCCATCGGCGGCATGTCCGCCCCCGATCCCGACTCCATCCAATCGCGCATTGACGAACTGCGGGAATCGCAGGCATCCCAGCTTGAAGCCTTGCGCGACCTTCAATCCGATCAGATGGACCTGCTGCGAGAGCAGCAATCCGAGCAGATGGATGTCCTGCGAGACATCCAGTCTGAGCAAATGGATCTGCTGCGCGAACAGCAGCAAGATCGGTTGGATGCCCTGCGGACCGCCTCTCAGGCGGTGCAGGACGAAATTCGCAAAACGGCGCAAGCCCAGATTGAGGCCGCGCAGAAAGCGACTCAGCAAAGCATCGCTGACCTGAGTGACCCGAACAAGAACCTCGCCATGCGGGCCGCACGGGAAGCCGCTGAACGCGATTTGAAAGAACTGCAACGGCTGGCCGAACTCACCCGCATTGAGGCGCAAAAGCAAGCGGACGAGGCCAAGGCCCAAGCCGAACAGATGGCCCGCGACGCACTGGATCTGGCCAACAGGCAACTGGAAGAACTCCAAGCCGGTACCCGCGTCAGCCGCGACACCGTCGCCGCGCTCAACGCCATCCTCATCAACGCCAAGCTCAACCCGATACCCGGCTATGCCAACGGTGGCCTGGCAGGACCGGGGCTGGCGATGGTGGGTGAACGGGGGCCGGAACTGGTCCGCTTCAATCGCCCCGG